CCTGATTCTCGAACTTCACTCCCTCGGGCAACGTGGTCAAGTTACGGAGAAAAACGTGACCCTGATTCTCGAACTTCACTCCCTCGGGCAACGTGGTCAAGCTATCGAGATCAACGGCACCCTTCTCAACCACAATAATTCTATCAGCGTGTTGGGTGTATGCGTATCCTCTATTTTCTAAAATTTCTATTAACTCTCTCATGTTTACCTTCCCGTCCTGTTGGGCATTGTTAATGTTCTGTCGCCATCCCGCTTATCTCCGCAATGGCCTCTTTCTGCTCTGCCTGTAACGGAATACCTCGCGCTCCCATTTCCGCCAGGCATTCAAGCGCTACATTCTTTATTCCCCAACAACGCCACAACGCTATAGCGCTATCCATAATCTCGGTATAACGCCAACGGTTTCGGCCATACTCATCATAGTCTTGCTGGTGGAAATGATAGAAATTGACATCAGTACACCAGATTTTATGCCCCGCACCGGCTACCTGCAATATCTGATCCCAATCTTCACCCGTTCCGTTAAACTCTTTGCGGTATTCGGTATCTCTCAATACTTCTACATCGTAAAGAGTCGCACCACCTCCGCAAAAATCACATTCACCGGTAAACCCGTAATCCATACGCTGCGCTACACCGTTCACAAGCATACGCGCCCAGCACATATGCGAGCTTCCGAAATTCTGAACCAGTTGACCGCACACTACCTTTACCCCGTTACGCATCTCACGCATCATACGGGTAAGCCATAAATGCTCAACCTTTATGTCGTCATCAAGGAACACAACATATTTGCCGGTTACATGATCTAACCCAACCCTGCGCCCTTCGTTACAGCTCAAGAATGAGTTAGCCCGCAACACTGTACAATCATCGGCTTCAAGGTCTTTTACGGCTGCCCAATGTTCAGGATCGCTTTTGTGGTCTTGTATTACAATGTGATACGGCCAGCGCGTCCACTCACGGATAGCTCCAACGGCCTGCTGTAAGCTCCATGAGCGATTGTGGCTTAATATTAGTATGGTTACTTCATTCATACGGCGCATCATCACAATACGGCAACTGCATCCAGCCTGGTTGCCCGTTCAAGTCGTTTATCGCTCCAACAAAATGCTCAACCTTCCATCTGTGACAGATATGCCACGTTCCCGGCTTCGCGTACTTCGTTAAATATTCTTCTGCCGCTCCCGCATCACTCGCAACCACCTGGCAACCTTCACCAACAGCGGCACACAGAAAAGCCGATGTGTTTGATTTTATCCACGGGAATACTACGGTCTTGCAACTGGCAAATACACCGCTCAACCATGCGGCATTCAATGGAAGCACACAGCCACCAAACTTTGATGCGATAGCCGATGCAAATGGGTACTCTTCACGGCAACTAGCAACAACGCAAACGCCTTCGCTTGTGTTCTTGTTGATCTGTTCCGGCATAGGCGCGAGTATCCTGACCATGCCTCTAAATTCTTTCATTTCTTTGCGGCGACACAGTAGATGGTACGCCCGCAATGATTCAACCCACACCTCTTGCACGTTACAGACAGGCAATGGCAGCTCATCGTAATAACCGCCCGCCTTTTCAGAGTGTTGTTCAGAGTAGATTTCCGGCAACCACCAAACCGCTACTGGTTCATGCGGTTGTTGTGCGCCATTGTATTCCGGTACAGAACCGTCCGGAGGTAGGAATGTGTATGACAGCCAGAGTTTCATTAACGGGCAATTTAACAGAATATATGCCCTTGTCAACCCTTAATATGAAAAAAGACAAAAAAAGTAGGGGCGCTTACCATACCATTCCCGTGGTACATTGGCAGCCACCCCTACAACTCTGGCTAAATCGCCATTTAGTCTACATTCGTAAGAATATGACCAGCGCGAGCTGTTATCAGCTTCTCATCCGAATCGGTCTGGACGCGAGTCCACTGACCTGTAGGATCTTCTGTGCGCCATGTGGTTACATTCCACATCGAAGGGCTGTTGTCTCTCCATACGAACATATTAGCGCAACGCGCAACAGCCTTCATGGAGTTTGAATCACTTACGAGATAAATCCCGAACTGATCCTTATCCCAAATCTGGCTTCCACCCTGGGCAATCCTTGAGAAGTAAACTTCATCAAGGCCAAGAGCGTTGGCGAGCTGTTCATCTGAAGGGTTAGCCATTGAATCTTTCGATCCAGTGTTTACCCAACGATCTTTGATATCTGTGCAAGCCACGAGGTCAACACGCGCCTGATAGTTACCGATACCAACAAGTTTAGCACCATCAACCATACCATTCATCTGGTCGATAAGTGACAGCTTGGCGTTCTCAACATCCTTTACAGGTGTTGCTGTCGCGGCTGTACTCCATGCAGTCGAGACTGCGGTGTTGTAACTTGCGAATGATACACTTACGTCAAACATGATATCCGCAATACGCTTTTCAGCGTTAAGCATCATGTAATACTGAAGCATCTTGGCATCATCAAGCGTGATGTCAAAGGACTTCATTTTCTTGTTTGACCTGTCAGCCGTGAACTCTTTGAGCCTACGCTCAACAGTGCTGTAGCTGTCAGTGGTGTATTCGTGTACTACTTCGTTAGAAGCAGCGCTATCAGCGGCAGTATCATTAACCGCGGCGGTCTGGACTTCAGAGAAATCCAGCTTGTCATAGCGGCCATCCTGCTCATCTACAAAAATAGCCGGCATCACTTTCATCCCGATGAACTGCTTTGCTCCAAGCGCGTTCTCGTGAAGGATGTCGCCTATGTCGTTTCTTCTTGAAACATTACCTGACTGTCCCATTTTCTACTCCTTTCGATTAGCTCGCCGGAGGCGCAATCATCATCTCGAACTTGTTGCCGTCTGCAACTGTTTCGAGTGCTATACCAATCCTGCGGCCATTCACAGTAGCGGAAACTGCACCACTTGCAGCGCCATAACACGGGTTTGCAGCCGTGATAGCGCCAGAAGCGGTAGCTTCAACACTCTTGTGATCCAACTCAACGGTTATGTTACCACCAGAAGCGGCAGCATCATAACTCGTTCCAATACCTTCTTCTCCAGCTCCAGCAGCCGATACAGTTCCAGCGGCAGCCAGTTTTACCCGGATACCCCTAGCAAGTGCAGCGGATGTCACAAAGCCTTTGCTTCCATCTCTATTCATCTGCGGCATTGTTATTCTCCTTTATTCTCAAATTCAGCGTGAACCATTCTCCACGCATCCTCTATACCTTTACCCTCTGCCTTCAGCTCTTCAACGCGCGCTGACATCTTCTCTTCAACGCTCTTGACTGAACCTTCAGCAGCCTTCGTTATCTCTTCAGGGTCAGAACCAGCCCCAACCGATGCAACGGCTTCAGGGTCATCATCCTTTGAGAGTTCTTCAAGCGCAGCGGCCTTCGCCTCAACTTCGGCTTCCAGGCGCGCAATGTGCTTATCCTTTATCTCGCTGTCATCAAGATCAATTGTCTCGATAACGAACTGTGCGTCCTGGTATCGATCCATTCTGGCCTTGATTTTTCCGAGAGTCTGCTCTTCACCAGCGTCAATTCCGGCTTCGTATGATTCCGCGACTTTTGCCTTGGATTCAGCGATTCCAGTTTCAAGAGCGGCGCGAGCTTCCTGCAATTCTCCTTGCAGTTTTTCGATTTCACTCATTTCTTTCTCCTTTGCTTCCAGAGCCTTCGCCAACGCCTCCGGCACTTCATCTAGTTTATCAATGTCAAATGACGCCGCCATCTGCACAGCATCAGTCACCATTGTGGCGAACCCATCTTTTTCTGCATCTTCACCGTTAATCCACGTTGTTTCAGCCATCATGTCTTTTATGACATCGACATCAAGGCCGGTGGCATTAGCATAGATACCGGCTAGCGAATCACGCATCTTATCTAGTGTGTCAGCAGTTTTCCTCAAATCTTCAGAGTCACCCAATACACCACCGCTCGGATCATGGATCATAAGCAATGAGTTCGCAGGCATTATCCTGTTTGAGCCGGCCATAAATATAACACTACCCATGCTCGCGGCTATACCTTCAACTATCGTTGTTACGTTCTCACGGTTCTTAAGGTAATTATAAATAGCCAAGCCTTCCATTATGCTTCCGCCTGGCGTGTTAAGATGCACCCTTAACTCTTTGCCTTTGTCGCTATTCGCTTCTACTTCGCTTATGAACTGTTCCGCGCCTGTGCCGAACCCGCCTATTTTATCGAGAATAAAGACATCAAGAGCGCCGTCATCGTCTTTGTCTGTTATTAGGTTATACCATTCACTCATCATCTTCTCCTGTATCTTCATTCTCATCACCAACTACCTGCTGGCCTGGTGTCAAAACCTGTGGCATAAACAATTGTTCAGAAACTCCGCTCTCCTCCGCCAATTCCCTGGCTTTGAGCGCTTCACGTTTCCGTTGCTCCATCACATCTTCCCAATCTTTACCACGCTTGCCGTTAATGTCCTGTAGCGTGGTAGCAACCGCTTTATATTCTTCCACATCAGACTTAATCTGCTTATCCGGTTCAAGGAATGGCAACATATCCCACTGCCAGCCAAACAACCGCGGGTTCACATCTTCTTTCGGCGGCTGTAGTCCTCTGCGCTCACCCAGCGGAACGCCTTTGGCTTCTTCAAAACGCCACCGCTTAATGCTCCCCATGATAACCCATGTTGCAATGCGGTTAAGTACCTGATCTTCCAGCCTGGTTCGCCTTACCCTGACCGCGCTATGGTACTGGCCGATAGACCCCTTGAGACTTGAGAAGCTGCCCCGCGTAAAGAACAGAAACGCAATCTCAAGAGGCATATCGAGTGCCAATCCCGCGAGTCTTATCTGGAACATCATCCAATCATTAAATTGTGAGCCGGGCGTTTTCTTCTCAAGCGCGGTTATCTCTTCGTCACGCCCGATTTCAATGGTATTCACGCCCTGGTTAATCTTAACTTCTTTGCGCTGTTCGTTGTTACCATTGGAGGCGTTTATATCAAAGTTCGTTATGTCGCCAAGTGGGTTGTAATCACTTGAGCTGGTTTGATCCATCTTCATTACCAGCGCAAGGATGTTCTCTAGCTTGATCGTTCCTTTTATCGCCTCAAGCGCTTCTCGGCTGTCCTGCAAATCGTTTATGGCGCTTATCAATGCGCTCATGCCTCTAACCTGGTCAAATCTGTCCGGATCAAATGAATGCACAAAGTTTTTCGCTTTGACCGTTCCTCTGAAATCGCTTGACCTTCTGCCGCTACAGTTGTTGGCGTTACCCCTGCTGTAGACACCGTATGCTTTTGGCCTCAATATCTCATCGACATTCACGCCATGCACCCAATCGGGCTGGTTATAGCTTTTATCCGGTGGGTTGGCTATCCTATCGCTTTCGATGCCCTGTAGTTTCTGGCCTTTTGCGAGTATAATTCCTACATCGCCGTCAACGATGGTTCTGCGCTCGACCATGCGGATGTATCTGCCCCAATTCAGTACGCCACGGATATCGCAACCTCTTCCCCATGTGTCAAAATACTTTTCAGCGCGCATATTCCATTTTGTGTCAGGTGTTTTAAACTGTATCCTCGGCCCGCTCCCAACGACATTATTAACGTGCGTCTGGATCAAGCCCCTGGCGAGCGAGAAGTTAAGAACCAAGTCTCTGGCGGTGGCTACCATGTAATCACGGTTATATTCCCCACCAAACTCGGCATCCACTGAACAGGTTTGTGATATCGGTGTACGCCGTTTACTGGTACTCTGGATAGCGTCTATGTTCCCGGCTGCGGCCATGAATGCTCTGGTTTGCGCTATACTCTTGGCGTACTTTAATGCCTCTTCCGGCTTACCACCATCAATCAGTGATTTTATCTGCTTCTTGTCAACCGGCTTCAGTAGGTTACGTTTGCGCTTTGGCTTTTGCATTATAAACCATCCGAAAAGTTGGCGCGGGTCGTTGCTGATCCTCTCTGCTCGCGGTTGTATCTCGCAAGTAAAATCTCTTCCCGCTTGGTGAGTTTATCGAGGTCGGCGCGTGTATATGTGATTTCGCCTATCTTGTAGCTCTGGTTCTCCAGAACGGAAGATATCGCGGCTTGCACTTCCTCAAGTTGCGTTAATGTGTCTGTTAATGCCATAATAAATAAAAAAAGAGCGTGTATCGTTTGAAACACGCTCTCCATGTTTATGTCAAAGTGGCTTCAGGAGGCTGAAGTTACCCGCCGGCCAAGCGACCACATCAATGTTTTTTATTCTGGCCTAATAGTAACAACCGCCTTCTACCCGTTCAATATTTTTCTGTATTTTATTTTTCAGCCAGCGTGAATGTTCTCGGTTTCTTTTATCGAATACCGGCGACAAGCGTATAACAAACACCCCAGCCAAGAAGTCTACTTGTCGGCTTCTTCCTCCGTGCCGTCATTCATACCACCAGCTGCCGCTACCAGTTCCGCATCTTCCTTCGCGTTTTGCGCTATCTTACACGCCGGGCAACTGTAATCAAACGTGTTGAATATGTTGCCACATTTCGGACATAGGAATATCTGCCCTGTCCACGGTTTCGGTGTCTCTTTTCTTTCGCTCATGCTTTCTCCTTTGTTGTTTATATGTTATGCTGCTTAAACTGCGGCTTCTGCTTGCGAGGCTGTTGCGCTATGTATTCACCGTCCACAGTAGCACCGGCAAAACTAGCCGCCACACAACAACCTACCATCGAGTCACATAAATCATTATACACGCCGGGCTTGTAATGCCAGTTGTACGAGTCGGCTATATCACCTTTCAAAAACTCCACAAGAATCTCGGCGCACATCTCGTTTCCAAACCGCTTATGTTCTTCTGGCTTATCTCCGTACAAACTTAAACTACCTGGCGCTCCTACCGGCAACAGAAACGATTTTTGCGCGTGTACCCGCCAGTAGTCTACATCGTGAATCAGCACCTTACCTTTACCCACGAACTCCGTCAAGTGTAATCCGTTACCAGGGCGGCCTATAGGCTTACTCGGTCTGTACCGCTTTGAATCTCTACCACGCGAGCATACCACACCTTTTATCCCAGCGGCCAATGATGGCGCGTTTGCTGTCGCCCAATCGACAAACCGGAATACGGTTGTCATCTGATATGAGCAGTCGAACATCAATAATTGGATAGGGATTCGCCGGCCTTCATAAACATATTGCTTGGCGGCGAGGATACCGGTGATTTCTTTCAGCCCCCGGAACACAGCTCTATCTTCTGCTTCGTCTTTCTGGCGCACGGCTTGTTTCAACCCTTCTGGATGTTTACCGTAATCCACCACAAACCCGGTCATATCTCCCATGAACCCGGCGACAACCCAATTGATGCCCCTTTCATTGATATTGACATCTGCGAACCCCACCAAATACGCGCACCCTTTAGGGATCTGCATCCTGGGCGTGTGATTTACTTTCGACATGACTATCTCCGGCTCAATCTTGTAAAGCGCTGGTTGGGCTTCTTGTGGGTCGTTTTGGTATTCGGAAAAGAATGCTATTTTACCGCGGTCGATCAGCAGGTTCTCGGCGTTCTGCAATGCGCTGATTTCGTCTTTAAACAGCCTTTCCGCCCATGCTACTTCCGCGCCTGCATCCATAGCTTCCTGGTTCTCACGGTAATATTCGGTTGCCATCTTTTCCCATTCTTCTCGGTTGTCGCCTCCTTTCTCGCCTCGCCTCATATCGGCGTATTCTTCCCACATCCCTTCTTGCTCATCTGGCCATTTATAAACCATCTTGAAGCATTCGCCCCTCCATTCGGGATGACGTTTATGATCTAAATACCTATCGCTCAAGTCGTGTTTTTCGATGATGGTACAGGCCATGAGCGCGGATATCTTGACATCCGGGCCGCCCAACCCTAATACAGCTTTTTCAATCAGGTCTTCCAGCTTGTCGCATTGTGTTACACTCCGGGCATCGTCTTCTGTCTGCGGGTCATCAAGCAACACCAAATCAGGCCTTAATGTCGTGCCGTCACTCAATTTGAAGTGTTTACCCCTTATGGCTGATCCAAGCCCATCGGCCTCGATTATAACCCCGGCGCTCTTGCTATCGGGGATCATTGGGAATCTCAAGCCATCCTTGTTCCACCGGATATGTGTTGGTTTGCCTTTATATGTCTGCCCGGCTGCGCGCTGGCCTATTCCGTCAATATGTCTCACGGCGTGGCATACTTCAGGAAAGTCGTCATATAGCATATCGTTACACCTAACCTCGGTCATTATGCCTTCTTGGATTTCCCGCGTATTTCCGGCTTTCGCACCAATTAGAACGATATACCGGCGATGGCCGTACAGCGCACCCCATAACGCTGCACCGGCGCACATCTGTGTTTTACCGCTTCCCCTGGGCATGGCTTCTGAAAACAACCCCCCACCCATGATACATTTCTGTATCTTCTCTATCACCAGCTTGTGATCGGGCGACCAAGGCAGGCTGAAGGTGGCGGGCATATAGGTCTTAAGAAAAAGCCCTAAATCTTCGCAACATTTCTCTTTGCGCTCAATATCCGATACTGCCGGTATCGACCCGATTTCACGCACACTGTCACGGTTTTCGGCCATCTTCGCAGCGGCCTGGTTGCGTCTGTCGTTTATGTTTGCGCCGTAACCCATCAGTCTCCCGCTATCTCGATCCGCACGTTCAGCGCTTTGTTTAGGAAAAACGCTGGCAATTCGAGGATTTGGGGCTTGTAGGATTCCGGAATGTCTAGCGTTATCCGTGCGCCTTCTGTGCCGTGGAAGTCAATGGCTGCCGCTTTCGGTGGAAAGCTCGCGACAAACTCTACGCTGCGCCCTTTCCCTTTCCCGTTCTCTTCCATCTCTCTACCCAACCTTCCTCTTTAAAAATTTTTTGATGCTAACTGTGTATGGGACCGA